CTGAACCACCTGAAGTGATAGTTACAATACCAACTACACCATTCTCTATCTTAGAGGTTGCAGCAACACCTGCTCCATCTCCAATTACCTGTATGGTAGGATTAGAAGTATATCCAAAACCAGTATTTACTAGGTCTATAAACTGAACAACAGATTTCTTACTGTCACTAATATTACCCTCAACAGCAACACCACTCAATAATTTAGATGTAGCAATACCAGATAATCCCCCTGCTGGTGCAGATGATATCGCAACTCTCGGTGCAAACGTAAATCCTTTACCTCTATTTGAAAGGAATATTTGTTGAATACCACCGTTAACAATACCTATGGATGCAGTTGCTTGAGATGCAGTTCCTACAAGAGTTAGTTTCTGTGTGCCACCAGAACCAATAAGAATCTCTTCTCCATCTGCTCCCTCGATACCACCCAAAGTATCATCAATCTCCTCAACACCAGTATCGATAACTTCATCCTCATAACGGAATAGCTCACAAGTTAACTTATAAACATAGTTCTCTCTTAACTGATAAAATGGTTTTTCATGCTCTACATATTTGATTTCAAACAAACGATCACCTAGTGGAAAATATATCAAGTCTCCCTCTTTTGGTCTTGTAGAGAGTTTGACATTAGATTCATTTTTCATTAGGGGAGATATGTATGTCTCAAACCTTTCTTTTGATATAATTAATGTTACTTCATTAGTTGCTTGTATACCAAACTTTGATAGTGTTGATGGCATATCATCATAACCATCAAAGCTATCAATATATGCTTCTATTGGATATGCATCATCGAATTTTGATTGAACTACTTCTCTTAGTATTGATTTCTCAGTCAAATATTTTCTTGGCATGTAATGTATTTCTACACCATACATTTTCAATTGCTCGTTAATCAGAGACTGAACGAGACTTTGTTCACCAGAGGAGCCTTGTTGAAAAAACGGATTTAGTGCCATTATATTAACCTATGAAATCAAGAGGTGGTATCTCGTAAGTGTTAGACATTTGTTCTCTAATGATTGCTAAATCATTCATCGCATCATCATAGATTTGTCTACCATTTAATTCGACTCCACCAGGTAGTTTAACTCCTTGGAATTTCATTAAGTTTTGGCCCCATTGTCTTTTGACAAGAGCAGTAAAATATCTCTTCAAAAACGAATCATTGTATACTTTTGCATAATCATTTGGATTTAAAGTTCTGAATACATCAAAAACAAGAAACTCATCCGCACTTACACTTGACCAATCAATATCAAGATATAATCTATTTTGTCTTTTATTAAATCTAATTTGTTTCTGTGTGGTCAATAAGAAATTTATATCTTCAAGATATGTTTTTGTCATTGCATATGTTAGCAATTCAGTTGATCCGTAAAAATAAACATCATTTAAAAACAACTGATATTTCAAACTAAACATACCACTTGACATTCTATTTGATCCATCAAAATGAAATACCTTACTAACTCCTATAATATCATCTGGTAGTTGTAGGTAATTTGCAGTTTCTGTGAAACTAAATGTGGTTGTTCCACCATCAATTGTAGCAGTTGCTGTGGTTGTTGTGATTCCTATATTATCGGTTTCTCCGTCTCTAGACCTACCTCTTGTTATATCATCTTCTGTCAATTTATATTTTAAAAATGATGGATACACACCATCAAAATGTCTTTCTTGAAAATACTGAATAGCATCATCTAATAGATCCTCAACTTGCTCATCGGCAACGTTGATTTCTAATACGGGTGCACCTAATTGCCTTTTAGCATAAGTGATTAATTCTGATCTAGTGGATGGTTGGGCCATTTATACTATACCTCTATCCATATTTATAGTGCGGAGATTGACGATATGCCAGGTTGAACAAGAATATTACCATCAACCAATCTGTAGAACGTATTCCCAGAACTAACGATAACATCATATACATATCGACCTTCCTCTATAAGTTTAGTCTGTGTTCCACCAAGTGATATGCGAATCTTACCATCAGCAGCACTTGTGAATCCAACAGCAAAAGTTGCTGCAGGAAAAGCAGTTGATCCTATAGAAACACTTTTAGTCATCTGAGATGAACCAGAATATCCCTCAAGATTAAATGCGGTATTTGATGTTCCTACAACTTCAAAGTTACCTTCAAAATTAGCACCACCAAGCATGGCAAAATTTGCTGCATAAGCAACTCCAGCTTCTGGATCGAAAGTAATTTTTTTAGTTGCCATTTACTAACTCCTTTAGTAAAGATTTAATCTCACTTAATTCACTTTTTAAATTAGCAAGATCTTCTTCGACGTTTAAAGATTTTTCCTTTTCACGTTTACGTTGTTCACGACGATTAATATATTGTTGATATGCACTTGCATTAGTGTTAATTATTTGATCAGTTTTTGGATCTCTAACTAAATCACTATTACCTTCAACTGGAATAAAATCTTTCATTATGCTAAAGTAATAACTCTTAAATCAGAAACTCTAGGAACATAAGTTTGATTTGATGATGTTAAAACAAATTTTACTCTATAGTATTTGAATGGTGGAAGATCTTCCATATTGAACTCATATTCTCTAAATGTCAATTCACTACTCTTGAATCCTGCTGCATCTGATTTAGGAATAAACCTATCAGGTAAACCATCACTTTCAGCAGAATTAATTACCTGACCTTGATCATCTAAGTTCTTATAACCAGGGAATGGTTCAAATATAGGATCAAAGTTTGGAGTGGCACTAATTGCATAATACGCTCTAATATCAGAGTATTCATTAATATGTGCATCAAGTAAGATTTTAATTGATGATGCAGAGTTTGCTAGAGTATTTTCTCTAGAAACATACTGACATGATGTTGGATCATCAAGTAGAGTATTAACTCTAGGATCTTGTTTATAATTTGTAATAGGAGCATCAACTCTATTAGAAACTAAAACTGCACTCATTCTTTGTAAATCTACAACAGGAGATAAGTTTGGATTAGATGTTTCTAAGGTAAGTGTCATATTAAGTGATCTATCACCAGGTGCATTTTGAGTTACTGTATTGTTAGTTTCATTAACTCTGGATGCAACCATTCTTGGTGAATTTAAATAGTTTGATTTATTTAAAGTAACACTCTCACTTCCTTTATCTAAAAATGGAACATCAACTCCTTGACCACTACCATTATTAAGACTTGCTGCAGATATAGATTTCATAGCAGCAGATAACGTAGTGCCAGGCACAGTCATGTTCGCGATGTTTGGTGAGATGATTTGGAAAGGAATATTTTGTGTTGCATGAGCATCATAACCACCAGTTGATTTAGTATCATTAAAGTATAATTTAGGATTACTTGCAGCACTTGAACCACTTGATCTATCAGGAACAGTAAATGGTAATCCAGTTTGTGCAGCAGTTAAAGATCCAGTGTTAATTTTAATGGTGTAACTATCAAAGGTGATTGGAGCAGGATCTGTATCAGTAACTTCACTTAATAAGTGAGTTCTATTAATTCTTGCAAGAGATACACCACCCAACTCATACTTACGAACTGGTGATCCTTTAATATATCCTTTTGCATTATTTCCTCTAGTGATACCTGTAATTGATCCACCAGAAGCACCAGTATATTTGATAACTTCATCACCTATCTGTAACAGGCCTGGATTTGTTGCTCCTACAGAAACATTCTCATATGTAGTAAAGTTATCAGTGCTTTCAACAGATATTGTTGAAGTAGAACTAGAACCATATGGTAATGATAATTTGGTTGGAGGAACATCAGTTTCAACATCAGAAACTGTTACTCTGTTTTGTTCATGGTGCATACCATGATTTCTATGGTCAACGGTGAAATGTAAACCATCACTTACAGATGTAATTTTTTCTAGAGTAGTGATTCTAGCATTAGTTGACGAAGCACCAACTGTTGTATTCAGTGATGTTGTTAAACCTGTAATAGGATGTGTGTATGTCAATCTTCCATTCAGGGCAAAATCTCCTTGAACATTATCTACTATTAATTCATCTGTTCTTCCTATTGAAACAATTGATAATCTTGCATTTCTACCTACATTATTATTTCCAATTGTTGCTATACCAAGAACATCACCTTGTTGGAATCCGCTACCAGATGATCTAATGGTCGCTATGGCCACAACACCATCAGTAACTCTTATATCTGCGGTCATGAAATCACCACCAGCAGTTATATTAGTAAGACCAACTCCTACAAAATCAAATGTTCCAGATGCTGGTGTATATCCCAAACCAGCATTAACAATACCCATATTGCCCGTTCCAATACCAGCACTACCGACAAAATCACCAGAAGCATTTGACGCAGCACTATAATCACTATCACCATCACTAAATGATAATTGATTGATTGTGTTACCTAATGTAAGAACAGTATCTCCTAATGACTGACCAATACCAAGTCTAACTCTCTTGGAGTTAATATTAAATGAATTCGGCATTAATTTTGCAACTTGATTATTACCCTCAGATAAAATGGGATTGTAAATCTCAAAAGTTCCACTGGTCTCAAACACTGCTTTATTAATTACAAACTTAAGATCTTCCCATTGGCTTGGTTCCCATGTAGAAGCATTTTGTGATTTAAATAATGATCCCAGATATGGTTGTTGTGAAATAAATTCGTCAGTTAATAGATCAGATTCTCCAATCCTTGATATGAATACCTTATACTTAGTTGACCATGATGCTAAACATATAGCATATTCTGTATTAGCACCCTCAAGATATACTGGTGATTCAAATGTAAATCTAGTTGCCACAGTTCCGTTTGTAGAAACATTAATTTGATCAGGAGCTTTAATTATTTCAGAGAATGGTAAAACTTTTTGTGTTGGAGTTCCTCCTTCCATTGTTCTGATTTGGAATGTCATTGGAATATCCATATCATCTTTAGTTTGGAAGTAGATATCACAACTTGTTATAAAGATGCCACCCTCTTCAGTAACTTGGAAAGATTGTGCTAATGGATCATACCAACGATCTCTTCTTCCAGTTTCTGCTTGTGCTGTACTAATCGCTTCTGTCTTCATGACAGTAGAACCTGTTAATGTTCTAGTTGTTCTAGCATCTGCAGTTGGTCTTGTTTGAATGATTGCATTTCGAGTAGAAATAATATTTTCTTGAACAGTTTCTAAAGTTCCAGCAGCAGTGTAATTATCTTCGCCAAATGTGTCTGTATTTTCCTGATCATTAGTAGTATTATCAATTACAGTAAATGTTTTAGTTCCTGTTTCAAATCTTGGATGATTACCAGTATTTGGATTTGGAATATAAAAACTACCAATCAAATTAGCACCGAGATCAGAAATTAATCTTCTATTTGATACGACTGCTGTTGCACCACTTGTCGAACCTCTAAGTTCCATTCCAGTGTTAATATATCCATAGAAATCTCCCTGAGCTTGATCACTCATTGATTTAGTATCAACGTTTAATATTGTTGATGTAGCAGAGTATGTTGCTGGCATATCTGTAGCACCACCACTAGCAGATGCAAGTTGAACAACTCCTGGTGTTCCTAAGAATGTTTCTAGACCAGTAGCACCAACTTGAGATATATAAGGATTTTTTTGGAAAACTTCTGTAGGAGCGTTATATGGGCCTGCTCTATGATTTGATTGTGCTACTCTGAACCTAATGGCAGGAACGTCAGTTCCCTCTGCAACAACACCAGATCCTGGCATTTTTCCAATAACAGTCTCACCAACTTGGAAAGTTCCAGATTGCATGGTAATTTCTGTTAACTTAGGAGTGCAATATTGAGTAACTGCAACACCATCAAAGAATCCATATAACTGTGTAAGTGGTTTACATTTAGTGACTCTAAACTCCACGTTTCTAGAACGCATTGTCATGATTACGTCACGACTTACAACTCTATCTCCTAAAGATTCATTATCAAACTGCTCTGTAACAACCTTTCTAGTTCCATTTCTAGTTTGATTATCAACTCTAAATGTGTCACGAATAGTATCTTCAAAAGTTGTTGTAGTTGTTGTGGTAACATCTTGTGAATGGTTAACACCAGATCCACCGTTAATCCAACCTGCTTTAATAATCTCTTCTTCAGTTACTGTGCTTGTTTCTGTTCTATTAACTTTACGTTCTGAAAAATCTTGACCACTCCAGTTAGTTTCCCATGAATTCCATTGTATAGGAGCCATTCCAGTCTGTGGATCAACACCAAACTCTTGCATTGCCTGTGCCATGATTCCTGCAAAGTTACCTTCTTGTTGAATTATTTTTGCATCGAGTCTAGCAGTGTCTGTCCATGTGTCTGTTGATGGTGCTAATTTAACAGTTGCTTGCCAAAAACTTACTAAGAAAGGAGTAACACTTTCTGTTCTAGTTGCAAACTGCTGACTCAACCATTCAGTTTCGGTATAATCAAGAGTAACAACATCTTCAGTTTTTCTTATATTTGTTCCTTCAGCAGCAAGAAAAGCACGATCAGTTCCTGCAGCAATGCCTTCAACAGGGCCTGGCATTAGATCTATTGAGGTGCAATAATGTTGTGGTCTTAGTTCATTATGAGCAGGATCCAAACTACATTTTACTTTAAATCCTTGTGTTTCCTGTGGTTTAAGACTTGTAAAATTATCAACAAAGAAACCAGATTTAAATTTATTTAATCCATCAGCATCAGCAACAAATAAATTTGATGTCTGAGTTTCTAACATAGACAATGATGTATAATATTCAAGATTTTTAATTCTATCTTCAAGCTCTTTAATATCTTGCATTCTATATCTTTTATATTTTAAGAAATCAATGCTTGCTTGTTTAGGTGAGAATAAGAATGGTGGTAAAATAATACTTGCTATTTCTATAGCATCATCAACTCCAGTTGGTCTTTCTCTTTTTTCTGAAGGATCACCATATTTAATTTGGAATCTACCAGTTTTATCTAAGAAAATTCTATCAATTCTTCCAACAAAATGTGAAAAATCAACAGTAATAGTTTCGTCTGATGCCAATATATTTGCAGCAGAACTTCCAGATGCTGTAAATACTCTACCCTTAAATTCAAAAGGTGATCTTACATTTTCAGCAACAGTATAACTAGAAACTTTTGGTCTTATGTCAATGGTGTCAGTTACATATTCACCATTAATCATGGGAATTTCTTTACTATAGTTAAAACTATCATAAGAGTTTTTAACTGTTATATCACCTTCATCAGTAGTTTCATAAAAACCATTTTTAAAATATATTTTTAGTTGTTTCTTAGGTGCTTTTGCGTTTGATCTTCTGGTAATAAAACCATAGTCATAGAAAGTGCTTCTCTGGCCATTAGTAAATGTATAATTTGCTGATATATTTTTACTAGGATTATCTAACGTTGTGATTAAACCTTGAACAGTTGTTTCTTTAAATACTACAACTTCACCCTCTTCAAACGCAGTTTCATTAAGAGTGATATATGTAATTTGGGAATCTGTCAAAGACTCAGCAACTATTGCCACAGCACCACTATTTTGCCCTGTAAATTGCTCACCAATAACTAAATCAGTTGTTTTACCTGATGGGCCATTTAAAGATGTTAAAGTCATCTTAGGTGCAGAGGCCTCTGAAGTATCAGTGGATTCAAAGACACCATGAATACCAATAATATCTGCCTCATTTAATGATATTTTATTATCTTGAACTCTAGTTCCAATAGGGAAGTTTCCTGATGTTAGACCATCGTTTAGAGTTGTTGCACCAATACCAGAAGCACTATCTTTTGAATAATTAACGACAGTAGCATTTACACGATTTAATCTTTTTATTTTTGCAGATGGCTTAGATTTTGTAAGAGTTGCAATTAATGTGCACCCAGTTGTCGCTGCACCTAATCCTTCTATTTGCAATACTGTGTTACCTGTGGTAAAGGTAAACATGTCATCTCTTAAGGCAACAGTTGTTCCATCAGATCTCATAAAGACATATCTCTCTTCGTCAAATGGTAAGAAAGATTCGTTTGTTCCTGCAGCGAGTGCAGAGGTAAGTTGACCTAATCCTGTATTTGGATTAATTGCCACATCAACAGTAAATTCTTTTCTAATTGTCAATGATGAGTTTGTAAGATCAACATCTGAAATAAATGCCTTTGGCATTAACGCATATAACTTACTTTCAGTAGATCTCTCTAATGGCGATGTTTGAAGTTTTAAACTAGAAACTTGCGTTGAGGATGTTGGAATAGCACCACTTGCAACACCAGTAACTGTAGTGACACCAGTGACTTTAACATCATTTGTATTAACCTCTGTTATTCTTGCAAATGATGGAACGTTATTACCTAATCCACCAAGTGATAATATATTACCAACTTTTAATGAGCCAGGGAATAATGAACTTTCACTAGTAACTGTACATACACCTGTTGCATTGTCTTTCGCAGTAAATTGAGCATTACCAAAATCAATAACTGGTCTTTGTATTACGTCTCCATTAAATGTTTTTGCTGCACCAACGACACCTGGCCCAATAGATGCAGAAGGGCCACCATATATTGATTTTACATCCTGCATACCAAAAGATGTTATAGCAGTTGCAACACGATTATTTGATATTCCATTTATCTCAAATGGTTCATTAGTTACAAACTCTCCACTTTTTTCATAAATTTGTAAAGATGTACTATTAGAAACTGCAGAAACTAAGAATCCTGTAGCACCACTATACTTTCCTTTTATTTGAGTTGGTATTGTAAGTGTGACTGGTTCGTTTAAAGTTATTTTAGAATATAATTGAATATCATAAAGTGATGTATCCCACTCATTAACAGCAGAGTTAGCAGCAGTATAAGATCCAGATTCTAGAGCAAAATCATAAACTCTAGCAACACCAATCTCTTCACCACCTACATTTATTTGATTACTACCCTGTCTTTGATCTCTTAGACTAACAATAAATGTATTTCCAATTCCTATTTGAGGTGCACCATATACATTATTAAGTCTAACAGAATTTCCTGTTTTATATGCAACACCTTGACTTTCTAATCTTTTTGATGTTCTTGGTTTAGGTGCATCAATATATGTTGAACTAATTGTTTCAACCTCATATCCTTTTACAAATGCTTTACCTGGTGAAACCTGATATAAAGCAAGATCATCAGACGCTAATGTTCCACCCTGTGTAAATTGACCTTCGTTATATATTCCACCATTTTTAACTCCATCATTTAAAGAGTCTTTCATGGAGACATCAAAACTTCTAACCATGTAGTCACCAGACTCCGCAAATGTTCTACGAGCTAGTTCATCTCTAATAAAACTATATTCTGTATTCTTTTTCTGAGATCTTAATTGACCATTTTCAATGACTGCTAATTCAATAAAATTGGAATCATTAAAATCATCCAGTGGTTTAGCAAATAAACTACAAGATATTTTTAAACGATCAGCACCTGGTGCTGCATAGTTGTTAAATCCTTTTGAGTTATCTGCTAGTGTTTCATCTTCATCGGCATTGATTATATCCTCTTCAATTCTTAAACCAATTCTAGCACTAGGATTGTTTTCATACTGAGATAAAAGAATTGTTTCATCTTGAACAGAAACAAAATTACCTCTTATGAAATAAACACCATTAGATATTGAAAAAGATGCGGCTGTTGATGTTGCATTGTTTGCAATACATGAAGCAAATGTTTCTCCTGAAGGTATAAAAGCATTATTTTGAGGCCCTGAAACAATATCACTATCTGCAATTAACAATTCACCATCAGCAAAAACTTTAATATTACTATCCTCTACACCAGAAGAAATATATGAAATATATAGTGTTAAGTTTCCATTCTCACTATTCTCAGACATGAGAATCTGTTTAATTATCGCAGTTACACCAGTTGTAGCACCAATTATTTTTCTATCAATTAACTGATCAATATAAAATTCTACAGGAACTCCTAGGTGACTATTATTCAATTCAACAGCAAAATACTCAGAAGAATACGCAGTATTACCTGGTATTACTTTTGCACCTTCTTTAAAGAAATGTTGACCAAATTTTTCAATTTGATTTTGTA